TAGGAAAGGGAGCAGACTTCCAAGTATCTTTCTCTGCCATACAAAGAATTGAATCAAGACTTGAATATGCTTTTCTTATGGCACGTTCTGTGCAAAGAGATGCAGAAAGAGTAACAGCAGCAGAAGTTACCATGATGGCTAATGAACTAGAGAACAGTTTGGGTGGTATTTACAGCATCCTTACTCAAGAATTTCAATTGCCATACCTAAAACGTAGGATGCACATGCTCGTACGTTCTGGTAAAGCACCAAAGCTACCAGAAAAAATAGTAAAACCTAAGATTGTTACTGGTGTTCAAGGTCTTGGTCGTGGCAATGATCGCAATAAACTTGTTGAATTTATTGGAACGGTGTCACAAGCTTTAGGTCCAGATATTATGAGACAGTACATGAATGTAGATGAAGCAATAAAACGTCTAGCAAATTCAATTGGTATAGATACTGCTAACCTAGTGAAGACACAAGAAGAGATACAGGCTGAGATGGAAGCTATGCAACAGCAGCAGCTAATACAACATCTTGGACCTGCTGCTCTTGGATCTCCTTTACTTGATCCACAGAAAAATGCAAACGCACAACAACTAGCGGAGGAAACCAATGCCGAGCAAGAAGCCTGATCCTAAACCAGAAACAGAACCAGCAAAGGCTGTAGTCAGTCAGTTAGGTATCAATGATGAGCCTACCCCTACAGAGCCAAGAGTGGTCGAAACTAAAAATGGTCGTACAATGACTTATAACTAGACAAATATTATGACTTCATCCCAGGTTAATGTTTCAGAGACACCACCGATGTCTGCTGAAGACTTGCAAACTTTAGCTAAAAATGAGACTGATGATAATGGTCTTATCTTAGGTAAGTTCAAATCAGTAGAAGACTTAGCTGCCAGTTATAAAGAACTTGAAGGCAAGCTAGGGCAGGTAACAGAAGAAGATCAACCAAAAACAGAAGAAGAAACAGAAACCACAGAACCAGAATTTAATGCGGAAGAGTTTTATGGTGATGGTCTTGCTTCTGTATTAGAAGAAGTTGGTATTGATCCACAAGAAATCTCTAATAGATTTGAAGAGACAGGTGAAATTAATGATGATGATTATGCAAAGCTAGGAGAAGCAGGTTTTTCTAAGCAAGTAATCGACACCTATCTTGATGGACTAAGAGGTGGTGCTACTACTGGTGAAGACATTGCTTCTGCACAAATACAAGGAATAAAAGATTCTGTTGGTGGAGATGAAAATTACGGTAAGATGGTGGAATGGGCCGTAAACAATCTCCCTGCTAATGAAGTTAAAGAGTTTAATTCTTTAACTGAAACAGCAAATGCAACTGCAATTAAATTTGCAGTGCAAGGTCTTTACTCACAATACAAAAATGCTATGGGCGTTGAACCAAATTTAGTATCAGGTCGTGCTTCTCAAAGTGGGCCTACACCATACAGATCTACAGCAGAAGTAGTTACTGCTATGTCAGATCCACGTTATGGTAAAGATGTCACATACACCGAAGATGTTCAAAGACGTATAGGTGGTAGTGATGTATTTAATACTGGCCGTTAATTATGGCTAACACACCTACTAATCCAGAGCTTTATGCAAGGGTAAAGTCAGAAGCAAAGCGGAAGTTTAAAGTTTATCCTTCTGCTTATGCTAATGCTTGGTTGGTTAGAACTTACAAAAAACGTGGTGGAGGTTATCGTAAAACTTAATTATGCCTTTAACAAAAAAACAAAAACAACTAGACAAAACTGGTGATGGCAAAATCACTAGAGAAGATCTTATGATCTTACGTTCTAAAAAAAAGAAAAATGGCAAAGCTAAATCTTAGCCAGATGAAAAAACTGAAGGCACATTCAGTTCATCACACACCTAAACACATGAACCTTATGAAGAAGCTTATGCGTGAAGGTAAATCATTTAAAGCTGCACATACAGCAGCACAAAAAGAAGTAGGCAAATGAGTCTTAAAAGATGGTTTAAAGAAAAGTGGGTAGACGTTAAAACAGGTAAGCCTTGCGGAAGGCAGAAGGGTGAAAGTCGTAGCTACCCTGCATGCAGACCATCAAAGAGAGTTAGTAGTAAAACACCAAAAACTACCAGTGAAATGAGTAGTAAAGAAAAGGCTAGATTTAAAAGAGAAAAGACAAGTTCAAAAAAAATTAGTTACCAACATAGAAGAAAAAAATCAAGAGATAGTTTAAAGATTGCATAAGGGTGTTATATTTTAAATAACTACTTATCTTTCCTTAATGTCTAAGGGAGTATCTCTTACCAAAAAAGACAAAGATCCCTCTGGGGGTCTTACCGCTTCTGGTCGTAGGAAATACAACCAAGCAACAGGTGGAAACTTGCAAGCTCCTGTTACTAAAAGGACAGGTCTTTCTCCTAGACAGAAAGCAAGAAGAAAATCTTTTTGTGCAAGGATGTCTAAGGTAAAAGGACCAATGAAGAAAGATGGTAAGTTAACACGCAAAGCTCTTGCATTACGCAAGTGGAATTGCGGATCAGTATAAACTTAACAAAACGAAAATCTTAATATCAAAAGTGCCTGATGCGTCAGATACCACTGGAGAGAACAGACAGTAGTGAAGTTAGTTTCTCAAATTATTTAATCAAACTAAAGGAATTTAATTATGGCTAACGCCACAGTTTCACGCCTGGGTTTGGTGAACAATACAGGAACAGACTTTGACGCTCTGTTTCTGAAAGTGTTTTCAGGAGAAGTTCTTACAGCATTTGCTCGTAATAACATCTTTAACGAAGCACTACATTCTGTTCGTACCATAACTTCAGGTAAATCAGCACAGTTCCCAGTAACAGGAACGGCAACTGCTGCATATCACACACCAGGTACACCATTAGTAGGTGCTAACCAGATCTTGGCAAATGAGAAAATTATTTCTATTGATGATCTACTTATTTCACAAGCATTTGTGTCGAACCTAGATGAGCTTAAAAATCATTACGATGTAAGAGCTACATACGCTGATGAATTAGGTAAGGCTTTAGCTAAGACTTATGATCAGAACGTAGCGAAGGTAATTGCTAATGCTTCAAGAGCTTCGACAACACTTACAGGTGGTAATGGTGGAATAGTTTCTACTCTTGCTTCTGGTAATACAACTTCAGCAAACGTATCAGGTGATGAGATAGCTGGTGCTATCTATGACATTGCACAGGCATTTGATGAAAGAGACATTCCTCCAACAGATAGATTCTGTGTATTACCTCCAGCCGAATATTATAAATTGGCTGAGTCTGCTACAAGAACTGTAGATGTTGACTTTAACCCAGGTGGTAATGGTTCATTTGCTTCAGGTCGTGTACAACAGATTGCTGGTATTCCAGTAATGATGAGTAACAACATACCTCAATCAAACGTGGCATCTAACCCAAGTGGAGCTAACAACACCTACTCTGGTGATGATAGTAAAACTATTGGTCTTGTCTTCCATAAATCTGCTGTTGGTACAGTTAAGCTTATGGACATGACTACTGAGATCTCTGGTTCTGACTACGGAATTATGTATCAAGGTACATTAATGGTTGCTAAGTATGCTTTAGGTCATGGAATCCTAAGACCTGAGTGTGCAGCTACAATCAAGTTATCTGCTTCTTAACTTACACAAAAGAGTACTCAGCAATGGGTACTCTTCTCTTACTATTTGGAGATTACTATGGCTTACGGAAAAAAGAAAAAGAAAAAAATGGGTGGTAGGGAATCACTTAAAATAAAAAAGTACTAAACCATGACTGTAGCTGCAACCACTGAATTAGAAAGCATCAACATTATGTTGGCTGCTATAGGAGAAGCTCCTATTAACAGTCTTACAGGTACACTTCCTGTTGATGCTCGTCTAGCACAACAAACTCTTACAGAGATTAATAAAAAAGTCCAGATGGAAGGCTGGTCTTTTAATACTGAAATAGATGTAACTCTTACAAGAGATGGATCTAATGAGATAGCCTTATCTATTGATACTTTAAGAATTGATTCTAATATTCATCAACACCCTACGATTGATCCGATACAACGTGGTCTTAAGTTATATGACAGGTTAAATAATAAATATCAATTTGATGAAGATCTTATCTGTACTGTTGTTTATTTTAGAGCCTTTAATGAAATACCAGAACCTGCTAGATATTACATAACTATAAAAGCTGCAAGAGTTTTTGTTGATAGATTAGTAGGAGATCAAGGCTTAAGAACCTATACAGAACAAGACGAAACAAGAGCCAGAGCTATATTAATGGAAACAGATCTAGCAAATGGTGATCATAATCTTCTTAGAGGTGACCCATCATTAACAAGTGTCTTTGATACTTACTCACCTGCAAACGTATTAATAAGGTAACTATGGCTGTAGTATCAAAAGCAATACCTACATTGCTAAGAGGAATATCACAGGCTGCTGATAACACCAAACAGGCTGATCATGCTGACATTCAAGACAATGCTGATAGCAACCCTGTCATAGGTCTTACAAAGCGTTCTGGTTTGCAATATATAACCAACCTCAGTTCTTCTACTTTAGGTAATGTTCATATACAAACTATTAATAGAGATGTTAATGAGAGGTATGTAGCAATATTTAGTAATGGCAATGTAAAAGTTTATGATATTGATGGCACAGAAAAAAATGTAAACAAACCAGATGGAACAACATACCTAAATACTTCTGACCCTAGAAATGCAATAAAGACTGTAACTATAGCTGACTATACTTTTGTGATTAATACTAATGTTACTACTGCAATGGATGAAAGCGTTTCAAGTTTATCATCTTCAAATATTACGCAAGCTATTGCTTTTATTAACCAAGTTTCAGACAAAACTACATATACAATAACAGTTGACAGTACTACGGCCACACACGATACAACAAATGACACTGCATTAGATACATCTTTTGTTGCTGGCACTTTAGCCAACAAATTACTTGGTATAAATGGTCAATCACCAACTAGCGGATCACCTTTAACAGGGTTTACAGTTGTACAAAATGGAAGTGTTTTACATGTTAAAAAGAATGATGGCAGCAATTTTTCTATAAGCGGTACTGATACTCAAGGAGAAACTCATTTAACAATAGTTAAAAATTCAGTGCAAAGATTTACTGATCTTCCAATAGTGTCACCTAATGGTTATGTTGTAGAAGTAAAAGGTGATGAAAATACAAACTTTGATAATTATTACGTTAAGTTTGTTACTAATAATGGAGGGACATTTGAACAAGGACAGTGGGAAGAATGTGTAGAGCCAGGAATTGAATTTAAATTTAATTATGATTCAATGCCTCATGTTTTAATAAGACAGGCAGATGGTGATTTCAGATTTGCAAGAGTAGATGGTGATAGTTATACAGCTTTTACAGGGTCAGGTACATATGATCAACAAAATTCTACTACTGTAACTGTTACTTCAACTGCTCATGGTTTATCAACTGGTAACTCAATAACTTTCGATCACACTTCTGGGACTGCTGTTGATGGCTCTTTCACTATTACAGTAGTAGATGCGAATACATTTACATATACAGCAGCAGGTACATTAACAACAAGTGGAAATGTTAGCTTTGGAATTACTAATAACTATACATTACCTAAATGGGGGGAAAGAACTGTAGGCGATTTAGACTCAGCACCTAACCCTTCTTTTATTGGTAATAAAATAAATAATGTTTTTTTCTTTAGAAACAGGCTTGGGTTTTTAGCTGATGATAATGTTATTTTATCAAGAGCAGCAGAATTTTTTAACTTTTTCCCAGAAACAGTTTTGTCTGTAATTGATAGTGAACCTATAGATGTAGCAGCTTCACATACTAAAGTAGCTATTTTAAGAAGTGCTGTAACAGTAGAGCAAGAATTAATATTATTTTCCGATCAAACACAGTTTGTCCTTACGTCTTCCACTGACAACCTTACACCTAAATCTGCCAATGTGGTGGTAGTTACTGAATTTGAATCTGATGATGATGCACAACCTGTAGGTGCTGGTAGCAGTATTTATTATTTATCCAAAAGAGGATCTTTTGCAAACATTAGAGAGTATGTATATCAAAGAGATCTTGTTATAAAAGAATCTAGTAATATCACTGTTCATGTACCGAAACTAATACCAAGTAATATATTTAAATTTGCAGTCTCTACAAGTGCGGATGTTTTGGTTTGTTTAGGTACAGATAATCCTAATAAACTATACATCAATAGATGGTTGTATGGTCAGCAGTATCAAAAGATATTGAACAGTTGGTCTACTTTTACTATTAATGAAAATAGATCTATTAAGAATGTTGATTTTATTGGTAGTGATTTGTTTCTCGTAATAGAAGAAGCAAACGGTACAACATTAGAAAAGATACCTTTTGAGAATGAATTTACAGAAGCTAATGCTACCTTTGAATATCGTTTAGACCATAAGGTTACAGAGGCTACTACTGGTGTATCGGTTGCTTATGACTCTACTACTGATATTTCTACATTTACTGTCCCTTATAAATTAAGAGCTAATATGAATATTGTTGGCAGGTATTTAGGTAGTGGAGAAACAAGTACTTTTGTAAGCCCACAAAACATAACAACAAATTTAAAACCAGGACAACTTATAGCAACAACAAATGCTATTGACGGTTCAACGTCTACAATTACAGCATCAGGTGATTACAGAAATAGTAAATTTATTATTGGTGAACCTTATGAAATGCACTATAGATTTAGTGAACAAAGAATAAGAGATGGACAAGGAGGTTCAAATTCTGGAGAAATACTTGGTGGTCGTTTGCAACTACATCATTTCTATATCAAATTTGAAGATACAGGTTTTTTTAAAGTAGAAGTTACACCAGAACATAGAGATACATCTACTCATAAATTTACTGGTAAACTTTTAGGTGCAGCTAGTAGTACTATTGGATCAATTAATTTAGAGTCAGGGTCATTTAAAGTTCCTGTGATGAGCAGAGCAGATAGAGTTAATATTGATGTAAAGAACAATACATTTCTACCTACAACATTGGCTAGTGCAGAATATGAGGCTATGTTCCATATGAGGAGTAGACGTATTTAATGGGTCATTTACGAAAAGCAAATTTAGAAGACTTAAAACATGTTGCTAAAAACATGAGGGAGATGGATAAATTAGAAGCCTTCTATCAATCAGGACAAGAACCACAACAGGCTCTTCAATTGTCTTATATATGCAGCAGTATAAACATGGCAATAGCTGATGATAATGATGCTCCTATAGGTCTTTGTGGAGTTGTACAGGGTGGTGTTATATGGATGGTTGCTACTGATGAACTGTTTAGTAATAAAAAATATAAAATACAACTAATAAGAAAAGGTCGAGAATGGGTCGATAGCCTGTTGAAAAATTACAAAATCCTATATAATTTTGTATATGCAGAGAATGATTCTGCTATCAAATGGTTAAAGTCTCTTGGGTTTACTTTTATCCAATATCACGAACATTACGGTATGCAAGGTAAACCATTTTACGAATTTCTGAGGATCGCATAGATGTGTGTTGCAGCATTTCCAGCTATAGGAGGACTAGCAGCAGGTGCGCAATCTGCTTTGTTTGCAGCAGGTTTAGGTCTTAACTTAGTAAGTGGTCTTGCACAGAGATCAGCAGCAAAAGCAGCAGCAGAGCAGACATATAGAAGCACTTTAATATCAAATGAATCTTTAGAGAGATCATCTGCATTACAACAAGAAGCTTTAGCTGCTGAATTAAAAGAAACTAGAGCATCAAAAGCACAAGAAAAATTAGCAAAAACAATTCAAGGATTAGAAGCTAAAGGTCGTATAAGAGCAGGTGAGCAAACTGGCATTACAACACAACTTCTTTTACAGAATGAAGAAAGGCAAACAGCAAATGAAAGAGAAGCTATTAATCAAACATTAGAATCTGTAGGCAGACAATATGTAAGAAATCGTGAAGGTCTTATTGCTCAAAGAGATAATAGACGTAATCAATTACAAAGTAATATAAATCAAGCTTACAATCAGATTCCTTCACTTGGATCAGTTCTACTTAATGTAGCTTCACAAGGTTTATCCACCTATGGTCAATTAACAGCTTTAAGTTAAATGTCATCTAGTTTTCAAAGCACAGCATTTCAATCAGCAGCAAGACCTGTTGATACTTTTGTAGCAGAACCCTCTGTTTTACCAAAAACAGATGCAGAAGAATTAGCAACAGTTTTACAGACTGTTAACCCTAACTTACAAAAATACATTGGAACTCGCCTTGAAAAAACTGTAGAAGAAGAAAAAGATAAAGCTTTTAAAATGGCTCTCGATACTGTTTTAGCTGATGGAACTATAGGAAAAGTTGCAGATGCGACTAGAAAACAAGATGGAGATGAAGCTGCTAGGCAATTAATAGGTGGTAATATTTTTATTGATAGATTTTATAAACAATATATAGGTGAGTTATATGGTTCTCAATTAGACAGTAATGCTAAAGAAGCTTATCGTGACGCTGAAATAGATACATTTAATGCGCAAGGAGAACCTATAAAAAGATCAATTAGATCATTTGCTCCAACTGATCCTGAGTTTATAGATTGGAGACAAAATTATTTTAAAGATCAAACGCAGAAAATACTTGATTTAGGTGGTGAAATTGATTCAGCTAATTTTATTACTAATCTACAAACTTCAGTTGTTAACTTAAACAAACTTGCAAGAAAAGAAAACAATGAATATAAAGTAGAAAAAGTAAAAGATTTAAGTAATGATTATTTTAATAAAACAGCGAAAGATTGGCTAAGTGGCAATAGAGAAGATGCACGACTTCACATTACAAATTTTATAAATGACACAAGAAAGCTTGGTTTGACAGGTGGTGATGCCAGAGAAGTTTATACAGGACTTGTTGAAAACATTGCTAATATTGGTCAATATTATGTAACTACTGCTGATGTAAATGATTTAGATGAAGTCGATGATCTTATCATAGGCATTGGTCTATCTATACCTTATGGCAATAATGGTGGTAATTTAACACAACACCCAGAGTGGCAAGAAAAGATAGAACCAATATTAGAAAATTTAGAAGATGAACTTAATGAAGAGCTTACACAAGGACCAAAGATAGATAAAGCTAGAAGAAGAATTAAATTAGAAAACAAGTTAGTTGAAGTAAATAAATTACCTATTGATACAGAAGAACAACGAGCTATATATAAACAAAAAATAATTGAATTAAAAAATGACAGACAATTTAGTGATCTTAATGAGGTTTTTAAAACTAATAATTATCCATATATAGAAGATTTTTCTGCTGAAATTTTTAATATAAGAACAAATATGAGACTTAGAAATTATGAAGATAATGAAAGCCCTTTAGATCAGTTAGGACTAATAAAAAATAAGATTGTTGATCTAGGTATAACTGATGACGGAATATTAACAGATTTAAATCAAGCAGTACAAATAGCGGAACAATATAAATCAATTTATCAGATTTTTGATGTAAAATCAAAACCACTATTTGATGATATAGATGCTTTTTATAGATCACAAGCTGGCTCGAAAGGTGTTTTTGGAAACATAAATCTTACTGGTGGAGTAAGCGTAAATCTTGGTGGTCTTGATAATGATTTGTATATAGAAAAATATAAGAACGAACAACAAATTGATAATAATTTTGAAACTTGGATTAAAGAAAATTACTATCAAATGAAAGATGGGAAAAAGGTTGGAGGACCATCAGAA